TTTCAATGGAACTAAACTAGAACAATGTAAAATAGTTAAAATTAAATCTGGAGTCAGTTCCGTGTCCGTTGTCTATGAGTATGGCACTTTGGAACTAATAATATATTTAGTTTATATCAGCACCGCCAGCATTTCTACCATTACCCTTAATAGCTTCCCACCACTGAACCTGCATTTCTACAGTAAATTCTTGAATGGTATCTCCACTATCATATGATAGGTCAATTGGGGAAATATTGGTTGGGAAAAGATCATAGAAATGATATGCTCTCAGAGTTGAACCATCACGATCAAGTTGGAATACAAATGCATCCGCTTGGTATGAAAGTGGGTTGGTTAAACCAGTGTTATCGGAGAGTCTGTTGATGGTATTCATCCAAGTTTCAAATGCCGATCTGATGCTAAAATCAGTATCGTTAATAACGGTAATGGTCCAACTATCAAAAGTTCTGTCTCCAGCAACTTTGATGACTCTTCCTCTAAAAGGAACATCAATTGGAGTGATGGTCGATCCGGGAAGTGCTGCAGACTTAACTAAAAATCTTGCCTTGTTTAAAACATCATTTGCACCATCAATATCAACTTCTCCAGGGAAGGAAAGAACAACTTCAAATAGATTAGGTCTTGCACCGCCTCCAGATAACTGAGTTTTAAAATCCTGAACCTTTCTAAGTGGTGGTGGATTAATTGATTGATTAGCCATAGTTTTTTAAAACCTCTTAGTTATTTAACATTAATTAAAATTAATTAAACGGTTCCAATTACTTCATCAAAATTGACACCAGTTCTGGTGGCAACGAAGGTAAGACCGATGAAGTTGATAGATCTTGTGGGCTTAATGTAGATGTCTGCAATAAACTCATTATTGTCAATAACGGAGGCGGTATTATTGCTTTCATCGCAGATAATTCTATAATCAAAGATTCCTCTCTTAGATTGAATATCGCGTAGGAATGGTTCAACTACATTTACGAAGTTAGTGCGAGTTACAGCATCATTAAATTCAAATAGTTGATCTTTTGCTGCCTGTGAAATCGCTTCCTCAAGATAAATGAACAGTCTGCGAACGTTAATTCTATCAAAGGCTGAGGTCTTCTCAAGTGCTGTCTTATCACCAAATAGAACAAATCCTGCACCAGGAGAGAATACAACTGGATTAATTCTGTTACTGTAAAGACGATCTCTTTGTGTCTTTGTTGGGTTATATGCTAGTTTAATAGCATTTTGAATTACACCGCGAGTAGTTCCTGCTGGTGAATACCATGGGAAGAAATTAGTGTCTGTTCTAACACAAGTTCCTGCAAGGTCTCCATTCAGAGGAATATATCTAAAGGTATCAGAGAATTTATCATACATGTATTTGTAACCAGAATCAAAAACTCCATAAGAAGTTGAATCTAGGGATGAATAGTATCCAATTAGATTTTGTGTAATTGTTTCTGGAGAACTAATTACATTTGATCCTGAACCAGAATCAACAATCATTGATCCTCTATATGGGGAAATGAATGCAAGGCTATTCTTTCTTTCGGTTGCGACCGCAAGTAGAGTCTTGGCAAGAGCTTGTGCTTGCTCTTTACCGTATGCTGCAGAACCCATCAGTAAGAAATCTACACTTACATCTTCTGCACTTTCAAAAATTTGATATCCATCGGAAAGGTCTCCAATTTCCGATGTTAATGCTCCAGCGGCAGCAATATTAGTTCCTCCATCATAATTTGTTCCACCAGAAAGTGCATAAGTTTTAGCACCTACTGCACTGAAATTAGTGTTTTCTGCAGGTTGATCCCAATCAGCATCAGTATCAAGAGTAAATCCGGATGAATATGCAGTTGTTACAACACCAACTGGTTGCGATCCACCAAAAATATACTTTGAATTTGATGCCAGATATCTTCTCCAATATGATGGGCTTCCGAAGGAAAACTCGGCATTTGATGCCTTGGATAGACCAATATGCTTCTCTAGAATTGTTCCAGCATTGCCGGTTATTTCACCCTTATCATCAATTACAACAATATGAATCTCATCGAATCTTGCATTTCTATTAGCACCATATGATGTTGTTGATGGGCGATTTACAATTCTTTCCCAATCTATAGAAATTTTTGAACTAGGAAGGGTAATTGTTTGTTGCCCAAACCAATCCTTTAAACCAGTATATGCTGAGGTTGTATGTGCAGTTGCGACACCGTTAGTATGAATTGCGACGTTTCCAGTATCGCTAAATCTAAATAACCCATTTTCTTGGTAATCAACATCAACGGAAACACCATCACCATTTACGTGCTCTAGAACTTTAACATATACTTCTGAAGTACCGATTTCTGTTACAACACCCTTTAAAAATCCAGTTAAAATTGATGTTGTTCCAACTCCAGCTGAAGTTCTTCCATAAACAGTTTGTGTCAGTCCATATCCAACAAAAATTCCAGTTGTAGTAATTCCAGTTAAGATTTGATCTGCTTTTGAGTCTACAACAGCAACAACTAAATCATTTGCCCAAGATCCTGGATTCTTTGCGGCAAAAGTTACCCCAGTAATTGTATTTTCACTATATCCCTTATTCGTATAATCCTCAACACTCTTGATGAATGGAGTTGCTCCTGTTCCAACAAATGCGTTCTTGAGGTTGGCATCTGTTGATCTAATAACTCTGAGTGCTCCACCATATGATAAGAACGATGATGCTACAAACCAGCTCTCATAGTGCTTATCTATTGCATGGGGAATTCCAAAAGTTTCAACTAAATCTTTTTCATTTTCAATTAATGTTGGGACATCAATAGGTCCCTTTTCAAATGGTGCTACGATTCCTGCAAATCTATCAATAGTTGGTTCAACTCTACCGACAGTTAAATCAACTTCTCTGACTACAATTCCAGGAGATGCTAAATTTAGTGGCATCTTAATTCTCCGTGCTATCCAGAATTCTTCTAAATCTATTTATAATTTAGTCTTGTTTAGTGAACTTTATAGGTAATCCCACATATAACTTCTATCACCATATTCATCAACATACCACCTATCGCCATCTCTATCAACAAAACTGGTAATATCACTTATACCATCAGAAATAAATCCAAATGGTGCCATATCTTGTTCTATCTGATTTTTTTGTTCTTCATAAATTCTTTTCCTGACATCATTGTCAGTCATCTCCTTAAAATAATCCTGTGCAACCAACCAAGAAAAGATCACTAGGCACATTGCCAAATCATCATTACAACCCTCTTCTGCCTCAAATGAATTATGCCTTTGGGCAAAAGTAGTCAGTTCACTAATCATGTCATAATCATTTATTAGTAACTTATCATCTTCTAAAAGAGTTTTTAAGTTTGAACATCCAAGTTTTTTAACTGCCGATGTCATTCTTAATCCCAATTGAGATTTTTTCCCACTAAATCCAGATCCAACTATTTGTCCAGCACGACCGCGCATTGCACACATTAAAATATTGTCGTATTCCAAATCAAAGTGTAAAATATTTGCGACCTGATCTCCAATATCATTAACTTCTACCAGTATCCAAGCATTATTATATCCCTTTCCAACTTCATTAATAATACTTGGAAATAGCATAGGTTTTATTTCATTATTTCTATACTTTGCAACTGCTTTATATGGAAAATTAGTTATATCAAATACAATAAATGCGGAATAATCATTACCAATTCCTCTGGAAACATCAACCGTAATTAAGTAGTTGTGCTCTTCAATCGGATTTTCATAAATATCCAATCCTTTGTTTCTTTTTATTGGATCTTCATAAACTAAGTTCTTAAGTTTAGTGGCATTAATTAGGGTATTAACAGATCCTAAAAATTCACATTCAAATTCAACCTTGAATTGTTGTTCACTAGTATTGGAAATTGTTTGAGCCTTCCAGTTTTCATCTCTACCTGGAACTTCAGACCAATGGACATCAGTCGGAACATATTCATTCTTACCTCTTTCAGCATCATGCCACATGCGGTAGAAATGATTCATACCGCGAGGTGTAGATACAATAATTACCTTCGTGCTTTGTCCAGAAGAAATAGTAGGATAAACAGATGCAAAGAAGTCATCAGCGA